ACTTCTGATTCATTCAAGCGAGTCATCACACGACGCAATCGACTCTCGGCCTGCATCATGGCAGCGCCGGCTACTAGTTTTTGTTCTTCGGGACTGAGTGTTTGACCACTAGTGCTTTTCTTTAATGCAGCAGCCAATTTAGGATCTTTAACTTGCACAGTGTTTGGTTGTGCAGGTTTAGCACCCGGAGCAGGTGCTACACCAGCGGCTGGAGCAACAGGAATAGCTTCTTCGGCCATGCGTGTGGTCAATGCCTGTTCCATCATTACCAGTTTAAGGTAACCTGGATTTTGTTGGCTTTGATATCTGGCAGACCCCGAACGATGCTCATGTAGCAGACCTTGCACACGGTGCAACAGGTGTTGAGTCTGTCGAGATGTTAAACGGTCAAACTCAATGTTAGAGCCAAAGTAACTTTCGAAAACTTTAGCGATTTGTTTTGTTGGCGACGGAGCGGCCAGTTCTTGCAGTTTCATTTGAGAATCCTCTAATTTGCATATATTTAGCCGAATTTAAACATTTCTCTAATTCGGCATCAACTGTTTCCATTTGATCAATCTTGCGTTGAAGTTTGATGGAAACACCTTCGTAAAAATCTTCGTGCTTGCTACGGTCTGCAAGTGTTTTGCGACAGTGTATATCCGCCGCTAGACTATGTTTTTTGGTATCTAGTGTGCGTATTATTCGTGCCAGTGTGAGTTGATTGTGTTGGTCTGCAATACACCAGCTGATTGCACTGCGCTTGCTGCCAAATGTTATGGGATCTTGATTTTTAATACTCACTATAAACTTGTAGTCTGTGGGTATGATATTGTATTTGCCAAAAGCCATAATGCCACCGCGCCCATCACTCACAATCAACTTGTCAGTTAGATTGAGTAGTTCTTTTGCGGCAAAGGCTTCTAGCTTGTTTTGTTTGTTCATTTAAATACATACGTTGTGACTAGCCATCCAACAGTGGCCAACAGCATGCCAATGATGCCTGATCCCCAGGTAACCAACTGATCGTTACGTTTGGCAGCCATCTCCTGCACTATATTATGCACTTCGTCAATGGTGGTTTTTAAACTGTCAACATTAGATTCGAGAGTCTCTAATTTGAGTTCTAGCAATTTATATCGCTCGGCACACAATTCAACGTGCGCTTCAAGACTCTTTTTCTCAATATCAGTTGTGTCCATTATAGGCTCCCATCATTTATTTATGGGTTCAAACCAAATGTTCTGATCTGGTCCCGAGGTAACTAGTACCGCTTGTTCGGTGAGATTTTCTGTGAGTCCTGTGAGCATGGGCACACCTGCACACTCATTTACCAGTCCGGTCAAGTCTCCGGCATAGCCAGTGGTACTATAAACTTCTCCGTGTTCAACTTCAAATTCAAATTGCCAGGTGCCTGAGTCACAGCCATTGGGCGTGACATTCAGTGGTTGGGTACGCAGGCTAATCAATTGATTTAGAGTTTCCCAGTTACGTTGCTGATTCCTGGCAAATGTCCAATCGTGCTGATTATTAATTGTGTTGCCAGCACCATCCCGAAATGGCACTTGGCTGGGCCTAAAATGACCTGTGATGCCAGTGGCCGAGCAATCAAACAGAGTTCTACAGAGTATTCGCATTATACGAGTATTTAACGGCCAACAAAAAACCCAGGATATTTCTAACCTGGGTTTTGTTGTTAATCAGCAATTGATTAGGTCGATAACTTGAAACCAACGCTGGTTGCACTGTCCAACTGATAACCGTTGTAGGTAATGTTGGCAGCTGCCAAGAACACAGCGGCGCTGGTGTTAGTAGAAGCATTAGCGAAAGCACCTGTTGGGTAAGTAGCGAAACTCAACACTGTACCGTCAACTTGATACATTGCGATTGTAGCAGTTTGTTGGATAGCCTGAATAACGTTTCCAACGTACTCTTGAACACCTTGTTGTGAAACAACAGTAGTGTTAGCAACAGCACGGAAGAAGTCTAACTTAGGACCAGCTAGGTTGACTGGTGTAGCGGCTGTAGAAGCTGATGGGCTTACTGGGCCGTTTTGTACATCGATTGCGAATACCGGTTGGGAATCGCCATTTACGGGGGTTAAAAATGCCATGATAAATTTCCTTTAAGTTTGTGACCCACTACGGGTCTGCTTTTATTTAGTCAATTTGGAAAAATCACGTGGGTTGAGGGTTATTTCTCTGTCGGTTTTGTGCGGCAAAAGCATTGGGATCAAAGCGATTCACAGCTTTGGCATAGCCTGCAGGGGTGGCCATGACCCAACCTTCTTGCCCGGGATGCTCTAGATCTGCTTGCTTTAGGATATCCATCTTTAGATCATGCAACAACAAGAACGCAGTAAAGGCAGCGGCCAAGGCAGGGGTATTGCTACTGGGGCTTTCCAGGTACTCCACAATGTTGCGGAACTTGCTGGGAGTTACTTTGCTTTGTAGCCATTCGCCAAACTCGGGCAACAGTGTTTGTGGATTCAGTGGAGCACCAACCTTGGTATTGATATAGTCCACGCATAGTTTGGCAAGGTCAGTGATCTTGTGTGCTCGTAATTCAGCAGGATTAAACAAGGTGGCAATGGCAGCACCATCTGTGCGAATCAACTGCTTGAGTTGTTTAACTTTGGCAGGTTCTACTGCCAGTGCAGATGGTGTTGCAGGACGCTCTAACATGAGTCCAGGAACTTCAATAAACGTCACACCCTTTAATGGCTGTCGTGCATCGCCCGCATCTGAATACATGCTGTGTACCGCAACGCCAATATCACTGTTGCCAATACGCTGACCCAAGTTACTTTGAGCTGGAATTTTGTACTCGATAGTGTTGGGACGGAACACATAGTTGCCGGCAATTTCTGGGGGTGTTGCCATGTACAGCAAGTCGCCCTTGACATAGCCTCGGAAGTTAGGCGGTAGTGTGGCTTCAAGTACCGGAAATAGCTGTGCATACAAGTTGATCAGCTCGTCTCGGCTGCCGGACCGTGTGCGTTGGATAGCGGCCATCATTTGGGGACTGGTAGCAAGACCATCGTAGCCCTTGGCTTCAAATCCTGATGCATCAGTAAGCACAAACTCGCCTGTGGCAGGTTTACGCCCCCAGATCACAGCAGGCTTACCGTCCCATTTAGCAGTGGTAGTTTTTTTAGGTGCTTCGGTAGCGTGAGCAACAATTTCTAACGCTTGCTGTATGCCAGCTGTGCCTTTACGAAACACATAGTCTTCCAGATGCTCAATGCCCTTGGCTCTGCCGCCTACTCCAGGCTCTTCTGCTTCTACTAGAGCAACATAACCACGATTAACAATACGATCACGCAAGCGACCCAGGAATCCCACATCATCTTCAGACACCGACAATTGTGGTTCTTTTAATCCTTCACGTGCTAGATATTCACGAAAGTCTTTTAGCTTGGCATCTTTATTGGGATCATTGCTCAATGCGGCGTAGATGCTTTCCACATTCTTTAAATTTTCTTTTGTGAATGCAGGACCCAATAACATTCGTGCCACATGGGTGGGATCTAGACCGCCTTTAACCAGTTCTTCAGTTGATCGACTGAACATGCCATTTGCACCCACTTTGAACCCCAGGGCCTTGGCCATTGAACTCATTAGCACATTACGGTTCATGCCCTTGAATGCCGAACCTTCTGCACCGCCATAATAGAACGTGCCCCAATCCAAGTTGGGAAAGAACATAAAGTCTGTTTGTACATAGCCTTTGTCAGGGTCTCCGGAAATGGGAGTTTTAAAATGTACTTCGCCCTTTTTAACCACCCATTCACGTGGATCTAATCCCTGGCTAGTCACAATCTGTTGTAGTGCTGTGGCCAATTGATCTTTTGAAATTTCATTCAGGTCCACCCCAAGATCCAAGTCGCCGGATGTGGGCTTGCGTCCTGTGGATCCCAGCCAGCGTTCTGGTGGAAAATCAATTCCCAGAACATTTTCAATGTATTTGATGGTGGCAGGCACATCCGCCTGATTGATGCGCTGTGTTAATGGGTTGCCTTGTTTGTCCTTAAAGACATTTCCGCCTTCTTTGAGATACATAATTTATTTCTTCATGCCAAGTAATTGTTGTAACGCTGCCAGCGATGCTGGATCTCTTGCCATTTGTTGCATTTGTGCAACTTGATTGTCGTCTAGGTCCAATTTATCAACAACTTGTTGAGACTGTGGAGTTATTCTGCTGGAAGCTGTTCGTCGAGTGCCACTGAATTGTGCTATGCTTTTTGCACGTTGCACTGACGTTGCCAAATCCATCCAGGTTTTTTTGGCTTGGCCAGCATTGGTTTTGGGATCCATGGTCACATCAATTGCGGCTTGAATTTGTGCTGGCAACTGTTGTGATAACATACGTGCATCATTGTTGTCACTCAAGGCCGCAAGCCCAGCAATGTCAATGCTGGGAGCAAACAAGCTGTTTAGGAATTTTTCAAATTCTTGTGTGAGTTCTGCGGGAGCCAACTGATCTGCACCAGTGGCAGGTATCTTGGGATCTGCCACTGACTTCGAAGTGCTCACAAGTTGTTGTACCACTTGAGCCCAGCGTTGTTGCATTTGTTTGGACAATGGCTCTAACAATGATCGATTCATTTCACCGGCTGCGGCCTGACGTTGATTTGCTGACACAGGTGCGCCTGCAAATTGGTCTGCAGGAACTGATCCAGGCAACAATTTATTGGCCAGGCCCGTGGCAATGTTGCTGCCAATTTGTCCCATTATGCCAGCTTCGTTTACGCGGCGTCGTGTTATTTCATGAATCTGCATTGGTTTTCCTAACGGATCTAGAAAACTTTCCAGCATCCTTTGTTCTAATGGCATTGAGCAATTTTCTTGTGAGATTATCTGCTTGCTCGGCACCAAATTCTTTTTCAATTTGTTCTACTAGTCTAATGGCACTTGAGATAATATTGTCGGCTCTACTTTCAATAATTAGGCGACGATCACGCTCAACATACATTGAGTCTAATTCTTCCAACAAACTGCGTGTCTTTCTTTGCATTACTCCGGGGCCTTTGTATTATTTAGTATTTGTTGGTAGGATAATTTGTTCTGCTGCCTTGGGAAAAACTTCACGCCAGTTAGTTCCACGACGTTGATCTATCTTGCCAAGATGTTCAATAACAATGTCATGAGCACTGGCTGCAGACAATGGTCCAAACGCCGAACTTAATTTGTGCTTTATTAGTCGACCCAGATTATCATGTTTAAAATTTGTTGCAAACCAGTCAGTGATTTCGTCAACGTAGTATTGGCTTAAAACATTTATAGTACTGTTGATTCCGTAGCGGGCATTTTCTCCGCAGTTGTTGATCATCCATTGAAAATTCTCTACAGTTTGTGTCCAGTTTGCTGGATATCTGATATACTCGTATCTTGGGCCAATATCGTCCAAACTACAATAAACGTCAACTTGATTACATTCTTTCCATACTTCTAGCAATTCTGGACTGGGCTGTACTGTACCATTGGTGGTATAGTATAAAGTAACCTTTGATTTGTTTGGTAGTGCTTGTAGAAATTCCACGTGTTCCTTACTGAGAAACGGTTCACCGCCCCATAAATGAATAATTTCTATGTGACTTAAATCTAAGTTTTTCCAGGCGCGATTTACTATAGATTTTTTTTCGTCTTTGATAACTCCAAGTTCTTGTTTCCACAAACTGCTGTTATTAGGACCACACATGATACAGGCTAAATTGCAAATGTCGCCGACCCAGTAATCCATTTTTGTTAGTTCAACTGTGGGAATATCTCCAGGCCGAATTGGAGTGTTATTCCATGCCCATTTGTCAGCGGCGATTTGTTTGCGGCTGGGGAACCCTTGACTTTCCATTTCAGTACACGATTTACATCCAGCTGGCGGAGTTCCATCAATCCATTGTTGTCGGATGTTGACCAAGTTGGCATTGTTTACAAAATCTACAGTTTCAGCCTGGGCCAATGGATATATGCAACATGGAGCAATAGCAGGTTTATTGTTACGGAATTCAATGCTGAGATTTTTAAATGGCTCTAGGCAAACAGTGTTAGTATTATTCATTTGTATTATTTAGTGGGTGCAAAATTCTAATAAATATCTATTACTGCTTGCAAAGCAAAAGGAACAATAATGACCAGTCAGATCAACCCAGAGAATATAGATGCTTCGTATCCGGTGGCCGGACAACCCAATAATACGCAAGGCTTTCGTGACAATTTCACCAACACCAAAGTCAACTTTCAGTATGCTGAGGACGAAATCAACGACCTTCAGAGCAAAGCTGTATTAAAGGCCGCACTGACTGGTACCACATTAGATAACAACATGAATGATGCGCTGATTTATGCAGCCAAAATTCAAGACTTTTCAGCCACGTCAGTTGCTATCACTGCCACAGCAGGATCTATTGTGGTGGATTACAGTGCAGGACACTACCAAACTATTTCAACAACAGGCAACATCAATGTCAGCATTGGCAATTTCCCAACTGCTCCGGCTTTTGGATATATTAAACTACAACTGGTAATAGATGCTCCTGGTAGAACTGTTACATTCTCGGGCATGACCACACTGTATGGCACCACAGGTGTTCAAGGCATGATAGGTAATACCATTACATTTGCTGCCACTGGCACATATGAGTTTGCATTCCAAACCAATAGTGGTGGCACAACTGTCACCATGTTTGATCTAAACAGACCGTTAAATTACTATACTAATTCAGTTACTATTGCCGGCAGTCTTTCTGTTAGTGGCAACATAGTTGGTAACATAGTTACTACTACACAAACATTCACAGGAAATCTAACAGGTGGAAATTTGCTTACAGCCGGATATGTAACAGCAACTGGCAATGTGACTGGTGGTAATATAGTAACTGCTGGCAATATCAGTGGCTCACACTTTATTGGTAACGGAAGTCAGTTGACTGGCATAACAGTTTCCAGTGGCACCGCTATTACAAATGGCAGTAGTAATGTAATTGTTGCTGCCAATAGCAATGTAACCATTGGGGTCGCAGGCACATCAGATATTGTACATTGGTCCAGCACCGGTGAATATGTCACTGGTCTGATTAGTGCTACTGGCAACATCTCTGGTGGTAATTTATCAACCAATGGTAATATTATTGCTGGAGGGTATGTGCTTG